AATCTTATCGTGGGCGTTGGCGTGCTACAAGACGATCCAGGTGGCGCGGCTATTCTTGAGCAGGCAAAAGCGGCCCGCCGTTACTTAGAGAAGGTGGCGGAGGGCAAATTCCGGATTCCCGGCTATGCCAATGACGGCGAAGTGGCGGCTCCTCCTGCCGGGAATGTCCGTGTTAATGCGATGGGTCGTTTAGATTTGCGGGGGTTCTGATGGCTGGTGCAGGGATAGAGGTTCAGTTCAACGAGCGGGAGTTCCAGGTTATTCTTGACGCCCTCTCACGCGCCGCCATGCCGGACCTGAAGGCTATCGCCGACTTCGCAGGGGGCGAGCTTGACTACATCGCCAAGCAGGCCTTCGAGAAGGAGGTCGATCCGGTTACTGGCAGGCCGTGGGAGCCATTAAAACGCCCGCGCAAAAACGGTGAGACTAGACCAATTTTGCAGGCGGGCGGCCAACTGAAGCGTTCGTTGACATGGGAAGCCTATCCGGACGGGTCAGTAATTTATGGCTCTAATATGGTGTACGCTCGAATCCACCAGGAGGGCGGCCGAGCAGGCCGTGGTCAGAAGGTACTTATCCCGGCTCGGCCATATATGGGAGTGCCACAGGATTTTGAGCGGCGGATCTTAAATGATCCAGCGATTCTGGATTTGTTGGGGCTAGGAGGCGGTAATGATTAGGGAAGCAAAAGATTTGCTTGCTACTGTCATCGCATCCAGAGTCCCAGAAGCAACGATTGTCCGATCCGTGAAAGAGGAATCCCAGGCGGTCATGGCACGGAAGTGGCCTCTTGTGGCGCTCATCACGAATCCTGGGACGTTCGATAACACTGAAGCCCGCAAAGCCCGCTACTTTGACGTATCTGATGGGGTATGGAAAGAGCGCTATATCCGTGGCGTCCGTGAACTACCAATACTAGTGCGCTGCTGGGGGGAAGGTGAAGAAGAGACAGATGTGCTCTTTGGCCGCATTCTACCAGCAATCCCGAGCCGCTGGCAATATGATAATTTCTTGGGCACCATAGATATCGTCGCGGAGGAACACTCGGACCATACCGGTAACACTGCCAAGCTGTATTTATCAGTCGCTGAAGTGCGGTTTAAAGTGCCAGTCGCACTGGAGGAAGGAATTGTCCCGACTATCGATGAGATCGATATCGGGTCTGGCGAATATGCGTAAAGAAGGAGGCTATATGGCCAAAGAAAAAAATTGGGGAAGCGAAGCGACGGAGGAGAATCCCGTTCTGCTTACCGTAGAAGAACATGCAAAGTTAATGAAGGTAAGCGGCCCTATCTTTGCTGGCGTGCTGCAAAAAGCAGGATGGGCGAGCGGTAAAAAGGTGACAAAAACCGAGTTCGAATCGGCTGTAAAGGCCTTTTTAGGCGCATCGATGGGAGGTAGATGATGCTGCCAGGAGTGAGAAGTGTTATAAAAGACGGGGCACTTGGGGTGCTCGGCTCCGATGCAACGGGTGTGTTTGCAGCGGTCGGAGTCGCAGAAAAATATGGACAGGGCATTGTAACATTGACTGATGTATCTAAGGTGGATGAAGTCCTGGGGGATGGGCCACTCCGGGACTTGATTGTAAGTGCTCTTTCTATTGCAAAAACTACTGTGTATGCGGTTGCCCTGGAGGGTACCATAGCAGGGACTCTTTCGACTGTTACCCCTGGTGCTGGCAACACTGGAACAGGATCGATCAGCGTGTCAGGGTCTCCAAGGAATGAATATGACATATCCATAGAAATTATCTCCAGCGGCGGTCTGAATGAAGCAACCTTCCGGGCCACTGTCGATGGGTTGCTTGGGAGGATCCTCACTATTCCTGCTGCTCCGGGAACCTATCTGATTCCAGGGACCGGTATCACATTAACTTTCCTCCCGGGCGCAAGTGGTTTCGTGGCTGGGGATACGTTTTCATTTAGGGCTACTGCCCCTGCCGCTACAAACGCGGAAGTCCTCGCGGCAGTCGATACGATCCTGGAAGCTAAACTTGATATCGAATGGATCGCTGTGGCAGGAGTTTCTGATGCCCCCCTTTGGGCTGCCCTGGCTGCCAAGGCAGATGTGGCTGCAGAATCCTATCAATATCTATTCATTGTAGCGCAGGCCCGCTATAAAACGGACACCGAAACCGTTGATCAGTGGGTCACGGCGTTGACTACCACCGAGCGAGGATCTGTGGCAAGTACGAGATTGCAAGTCTGTGCTGGTTGGATCGAAGAGTCTGATCCGAACGGCCAGGTCGATATCCGGCCCCTGATTGGTGCGTACTGCGGCAAGCTCGCCGCGCGGAGCGTGCACCAAGGTCCCGATGCGGTTAGGTTTGGGGCCATAGCTGCAGCGACAGCACTAAAACCCGACGGTATCAATGATGGCCACATCGAGGCGCTGAAAAACGCCGGTTATGTAACGGCCCGGACTATCATTGGGTTAAATGGGATCTATATTACTTCCGGGCAAATGATGAGCGAACAAGGAAGCGATTTCGATGTCGTTGAACGACGCAGAGTTATGGACAAGGCCTGCCGGCAGGTACGAGCAGCGCAACTTTTCTGGGTAAACGATGCGGTGAAGATAGGGAAAGACGGGTCTCCGGAAGGAATCAAAATGCTTATCGCTCAAAGCGAGAGCCCGCTCAAGACTATGATAACGAACGGAGAAATTTCCGATGGCTACGTCGTGGTGCCAGACGGCCAAAACATCCTCTCGACAAAAAAGCTGATTACCAAAGTGCGCATCGTGCCATTGGGCAAAGTATCGTACATTGAAAACGAAATTGCCTATTCCAACCCGGCACTTGGAGGTGAAGCATGATTAATGGAATGGTCTATGACTTCGAGTCGATTAAGGTACTGCTGCCGACCGGAGCGGTGGTGATGCTCGAGAGCATCTCCTACAAGGACAAAAAGGACGACGAGGTTATCACCGGAGTAAACAACATCCCGATAGGCATCGGACGAGGCGAGTACTCCGGCGAGTGCGAGCTAGAAATATCGCGCGCCGAATACGAAAAACTAGATGCCTTCGCGGCTTCAAGCGGCGGTTTCTACAACATGCCGCCTATCCCTATCGTAGTAAGTTATGGGCATGCAGCGCAGATACCAATAACCGACACGCTCCAGGTGCACTTTACCGAGCGCGAATTCTCAGCGTCAAAGGGGGACAAAAACTTGAATATACCCTTAAAAGGGGTGCTCACTGCGCCTATCATTTCTAACGGCCGACCGGCATATACGCCGTACTTGTGATTGTGGAGGTGTAAATGAAGATTGCGAAAGAACAACTTGAACAGCTCAAACAAGCGCATGGCTCGATCTATGAGGGCGCAATCAGCTATACCGATGAAGACAACTCTCTTCATGAACTTGAATTTTTATATCGGAAACCAACGGTTGCGGATGTAGAGGCACATGCCAAGGTATCTCAGAAAAGCCCATTGGTTGCAAACCTCAATTTGCTACAATCTCTTATCGTCTACCCTGAGCCTGGGCCGATCATTGAACGGGTTAGGGATTATCCAGCCGCATACGGACGCTTTGTAGATGAGGCGATTACCCCTTTCTTCGGTGGGAGCGTCACGGTCAGGAGCCGGAAACTTTAAGTGTTACCAGGGTCCGCCTGTTTATCTGGCGGTACCTTGGAATTGACGTATCGCAGGCCGGATGTGATGAGCTTATGGATAGATACAAAGAAGCAAGGATCGTCAGGGATTTTGATGTCTCGGCGCTGCAAGAGGCAATTGCCCGGGCCTTTGGAGGCGGGAAGTGAACTTTGTTAGCTCCATTACCCTTGTTTTTAAAGATGCGTTCTCAAGTGGTTTCCAGCAGGCTCAGAACAGCCTGGCAGGCATGAAGGGCGCTCTAAGTGACCTTGCCAAGAACCAGGAGATGAACCGCCTTGCGGCCGATCTGTCGATGATGACCGCCATGACCGACCCGATGCGCCAGGCGCTCTCCAGCGCACTGGATCAGCCCGCGCGAATTGCCGCTACCCTCGACTCCTCGCTAAAAAACATCCAAGCGGTTACTGGCAATACCGCCCAGGAAATGGCTGGGTTGCGTCGAGAGATCCTCGCAGTGGGCGGATCTGCTGTCGCAGGTCCAAATGCAGTTGCCGCTGCTTACTACGATGTGGCCTCCGGGGTGACGGATGTATCAGCCCGAATGGCCACCTTAAAAGCCTCCGTAGCGTTGGCTGAAGCTGGGCAGGCAGATCTTGGGTCTGCAACGAACGGGCTTATCAAGGTTATGAATGCCTATAGCTTCTCAGCTGATCAGGCCGGATTTGCTGCAGACGTATTCACCCAGACAGTGGGCATGGGCGTCGGCTCGATGGATGAGTTCGTCGCTGCCATAAGCCCTATCGCGGGCCTTACCGCATCAGTCGGTATTAAGTTCGACGAGATCGGGGCCTCCATGGCCTATATCACCAGCAAGGGCCAGACTGCAAGCGCTGCAGGTACGCAGCTCCGGGCGGCTATTACATCGCTCCTTAATCCGAACGAGACGCTTAATAAACTCCTGCGCTCCATGGGTATGGAGTCCGGCTCCGCCATGCTGAAGCAGTATGGACTTGCTGAATCTCTGCGGCTTATTAACCAAGCGCTCGGCGGTAGTCAGGATGCCATGGCAAAGGCGCTTGGTTCAACCGAGGCTCTGCAAGGAGCAATCGCTCTTACCCAGGCCGACTTTACGAGTTTTACTGCTACCTTTGGAGATGGGCTCGTAGGGGTTACCGAAAAAGCAAGGGCTGTGCAACTTGAGTCTATCGAGGCGAAAATGAAGCGCCTCGAGGCCGCTTCCAGCGCTTTGCAAGCACAAATAGGGGGCGACGTGAATGACATCAAAGGCTTTTTCATTGATATGAAAATTGGGTTTCTGGAGAATGTCCTATCGCCACTTATGAATAGTCCCGTTGGTCCTGCTGTATCCAAAATAAGTGCGTTTTTTGGTATGGGAGCCAAAGCAGTACTCGACATGGGATCAGGAGCTCTTAATACGGCCGCCCAGCTGTCTGTCCTGACGGCGAACATTCAAAATGCGGGTGGCATCGCGAATCTATTTAAGAGTACACTTAGTCTCCTCGGAGCGCCGTTCAAGTCGGTGATCTCTCTTGCAGGCGGATTCGTCGCCAAGCTCTTCGGCATTGGCGCGTCCTCGGCTGTTGCCGCAGGTGGTACGGGCACATTTGGAGCGGCAAGTGCTGGTGCCGCGGGTGGAATTGGTGTTGCGACTGGTGCGACTACTGCCTTTGGTGCAAGTTTATGGGCGGCATTAGGTCCAATACTGGCCGTGGTGGCTGGCGTTGCATTGGTTGCAGGCGGCGCATATCTCCTCATCAAACACTGGGATAAGGTTTCCGGTTTCTTTGTTGGTCTTTGGGAAGGAATAAAGGGCGCATTTTCCGCCGCCTGGGATTGGCTTGTAAACCTTTTCCGAAGCGGGATCGAATGGATCAAGAGCGTCATCTTCGGCGCGTCCGATTGGATCCTTGCGGCGGTTGCCCTGTTCATGCCGTTTATCGGGATCCCGGCGCTCGTCATAAAGCACTGGGACGGCATCAAGACGTTTTTCGTCGAACTCTGGGGAAACGTGAAAGCCTCATTCACGAACTTCCTCTCCTGGATAGGCGGAGCCGTAGAGGCGTTCATTGCGCCATTCAAGAAGATCGCGGGCAGTATAGCCGATTTCTTTGGTGGTTTATTTGGCACAGCAAAGGGTTCTGGTGAAAAACTCTCTGAAACCTTTGCGTCCGGTATTCACGCTAATTCCAATGCTCCCGCTCTTGCGTTCGGTCAATCGCTAAGCGGTATCGATTCACAGCTCCCCCACTCTGATGCCAAGGAGGGGCCGCTCTCCCGGCTTACTGAGTCTGGGCGGGCGCTCACAGAGACCTTTGCCGCGGGGATGGATCCATCAGTGCTTGAACAGCGGGCATCGATCGCTTTTGAGGCAGCTATACCAAAGACTGATGCTATCCAGCCGCCTGCGCAGCAATCACAACAATCTGGTGCCGCTGGCCCACAAACGATACACATACAAAATTTATATTTGCAGGCCGATGATTGCTGGTCATTGTTGGAATTTGTGCGACAACTTCAGCACGCCGTCTATCGTCCCTCGGAGGCGGTTGTATGATATTAAGCATCGATTCTGCGCAGGGCGTCATCAAAATCGGATCGCCGCCAAAAAAACTACCAGGAATCCTTGAGTCAATTGAAATTGGCGGATCGCTGATCATCGAGAATGCCCAGATGCAAGGGCAATCAGGCACCACTCGGATAGTGCATGGCTGGAACGATTCCGACGTGTCTATCACGGTCTCCCTTATCGACGACACTGTCAGTAAAAAATCTCGCTTCGACCTTCTGGCGGAGATCGTGGCGGTCTTTAAGAAGGTCTCAAGTTCGGGAAGCCCCGAGGTGTACACTCTGAGCCACCCGATGATGACCGCCTGGGGCATCAAGACGCTCCTCTTTTCCGACCTCAAGACCTCCGAGTCGCGGGGTCGGAAGAAGGTGTCTGTGAAGCTGGAGTTCAAGGAGCACGAGATCGCCGTTGGCGTAAGCCAGGAACGAAAAGCCGCGGTCGCGCGCGCGACCACGCAGACTAGCGCGGCCAGCAAGGATGCCGTCGCCGTGCCCGACAGTGCTGCCCGGAGCCTGGCTGAATTGGAGCGGAAATATGGTTACCTATGATCGACTCCAGCATCCCGTCCTTGAAGTCTCCATCGGCGGATCCGTCGTGACCAAGCGCCCTTCGGCGTTCGAGCTGATTACGGACCAGGGGATACCGTCCGTCATGGCGCGTCTTTCATATCCGGTCCAGACTGCCGTAGGGTCTAAGGGCGATAAAATAGTTATATCGCTCTCCTTGGGTGGCTCGAGGTCCATTCTCTTTACCGGGATAATCTACGACGTCAAAGTGCGCGGTGCTTATCGAGAGTTGGCTCTCACTGATGGATACAAGAAGCTCTGGGATACGGTAGTCACGCCCGCTTATCGTAAAGAGTTGGCTAGTGTAATTCTGAATGACATACTGGACGCAGCCGGAGTTGAGTCCTCAGCGATCACCTGCCCGCCCGTCGTGCTTGCCCGATTCTCGTCGGCTAGCCTCCCGGCAAGCTCGTGCCTATTTCTGCTCATCAAGGCGCTTGAGGAACACGGGTATTCTGGGCTTCGGTTTTTCTTCGACGCGAAGAACGTCTTCCGGTTCGGTACGCTCAACGATACTGGGATCAACGAAGGCGCGGCGGTCGTGCTAGAGACCGGAAAGAACATCATCAGGAAAGGTCCTGGATGGGTGGAAGTGCTGCCGATGGCGGTACGCCACTCCCAGGCGATCACGGTAGACGGAGTTCGGGTCATACCTGTCCGCACGGCCCTTTCGGTCTCGCGCCAGAGTTCGCGCCTTATGCTGTGGATCAAGGAGGATACTAGATGGACTCCGGATCCGAACTAATGAAGAATCTCCTGGATGCGCTACTCCCGAACCGGGCGGCCCCAATGCTCGCTCGCGTTATCAAGGCACATGAAGGGCCGGGAAAGACCGCCTATTCCGTTGACGTGCGGGTCGTAACGGCCGGAACGCTCGAAGAGACTGATCAGGTCATCGCCGATGTCCCGATCTCTCCAATCTGGGCCGCTAAAAGCGGTAAAGGCCTCTACGCTATCCCTCCCGAGGATTCGCTGGTGATCGTTGAGTTCATCGGCTGGAACCCTTCCTATCCCTACGTTTCGGGCGTGTGGTCCGATGGTTACCAGGCCGGGGAGTTTTCTAAGGGGCAGTTGGTCATCACTGACGGTGATGGATTAAAGCTCGGTGTCGATGTTGATTCCTTGTTCTTGTTCGAAACCAAGAGCCAAAGTCTGAAGGCGATCCTTGAGAAGCTGATTGACGAGATCACGGGCATGCAGACGATGGGACCGCCCCCGAGGCACAAAGTTTCGCCCGTATCGGTACAGAAGCTACAGGCGATAAAGCAAGATGTGTCTAAGCTCCTTAAGTGAAGTGAGGTTTTTATGCTGGATGCAATGGTATTAAAAAGCGAATTAAAGCCCGCTCTCATCGCATTTTGGGAGAAAACCGACCAGGGCAACGAGGGCATGACCATAGAGGAGTACGCTGACGAGTTCTCCCAGATCATCGCGGAGAAAGTGGTGGCGCATATCACGGCGAACGCCCTGGTGCAAACGGTCGTGACCGGCACGGCCGGGCCGTATCCCGTGGTGGGATCGGGGCAAGGGAGCGTGAGCTGATGGACTATGGATCCGACATGCTCCTCGTCGATGACGACATTTTTTTTACCAAAGACGGTGACGTGGAAATTGTTTCCGGCCCGGCATGCATAGCCCAGGATATCGACCAGGAGCTGAAGATCACTCGCGGCTCCTTGCCGTGGGACCCGGCCGCCGGGAGTAGCTTGCTCCTAATGCTGAATGATGCAGAAAGCGATACAGAGGATGTGACGGCGGAGCTTGAGCGGGTTGCTATTGCCGATCCGAGAGTGGATCCGACGACCGTGAAGGCAGAAAAGGTGTCCGCAGGAAGATATCGCTTAGAATTCACGCCGGTGGCAGCGGTCGATCCGGAGACGCTTGATTTTGATCTGGCAGAGGGAAAATAGCTTATGTCTGACAGTTGGATTGGAAAGACCGAAGAAGAAATCAGGACGGAAATCTTATCTTGGGCAAAGGAAGAGACCGGGCTCACAAACCTGAAAAGCGTGGGCGTGTTGCGCGGATTCCTTGAGGTGATCGTCCTGACGGCCCTAAAGGCCTATACGGGGTACATCAACCCCATCTACAAGCAGGCGTACCTGGATAGCGCCACGGGGCTCTGGCTTTCGCTCTGGGGTCTGCTCGTGGGGGTAACAAGGAAAAAGGCCGTCAAGACAGTAGGCTCCTTCGCCGGGTACGCCTACGACGACGGGAAGCTACAGAAAGGCACCTGGATCGTTACCGACGGATTCGCGCTCCGCTTCAAGGTGACCGCAGACGTATCGTTCTACGCCGGACCGTTTTCCATTCCGGTTGAAGCGGAGCTTGCAGGAAGCGCATACAACCTGGTTCCGGGTACGTCGGTGAGGGCCACCCGTGTGGTCCAAGGTCTCGAATCGGTGAGCGTTCCATCATCGTGGATCTCGACGCTCGGCACCGACGATGAACTTGACGACGCCTACCGCGCCCGGATCAAGGACAAGTGGAAGAGCATTGGCGAGGGCAACCCGCCGTCAAAATACGAATATATCGCGGCAAGCGTCGATGGAGTGGTGAGCGCCAAGGTCATCAGGACCCCGCGTGGATACGGATCTATGGATGTACTCATCACGTCCGTTGATGGCCTGCCCTCGGCAGAGCTACTACAGACTGTCCGCTCCGCTCTCGATTCCTACGGCCTCGTGTGTCGCGACCTTCTTGTGCGCGCGCCCGGCGCCGTCACATGCGACGTGAACATCGAGTACGAAGGCAATGCGACCGCAGAGGCTGTAGGCCTGGCCGCGAGGCAGTACATCCTTTCCCTCGGCATCGGGGGGAAGCTGGAAGTCCGGAAGTTCTATACCGAACCATGGGCCGCCTTTAATTTTGAGTCGCTGGAAATCCTCGCACCAACCCGCGACGTGGTCGCCGGAGCGAACGAGCTGATCGTACCAGGAACGGTAACCGTCTCGAAGGTAGGCTGATATGTGGGAAGTGATCGAACAGCTCAAGCCGCCGGGGTACCAGAAGAAGAACCGAGGGGCTGTCTATCGAGTCATAGCGCGGGTGACCGAACGGATGGCGAAAGACGGCCAGAAAGCCCTCGAAGCCTTTTTTCCGTTACTGGCCGACTCGTCTACCGTGGCTCTCCATGGGAAGGCGCTTGGAATCCCGCGCTATCCCTTCGACACGGACGAGGCATACCAGGAGCGGGTCGCGTCGGCCGCCTTCTACATCGAGCGCCAGGGAATGCGCGGATTCGTCGGCGAGTTCCTGGAGCAGCTCGTTCCCGGCCGGTACAAGCTCCTCGAATATCCGAAGATCGGCTTTCGGGTCGGCTATTCGCCGCTCGGCTCGTCATCCCTGGGAGGCGGCTTCCGACTATTCGTGAAGGTGCGCAACCTGACCGAACAGGAGGAGTCCTGGATCTACTCGTTCCTGGACGAATCGCTCGACCCAGACGTGGAAATACATGTCGTCCAGTGGGTTCATAACCCCGTATCGCCCGCAGGCATTGACCTGGTGCGCAAGCTCGGCGGCGCCTCCTGGATTGCCAAGCAGCTGGAAGACATCTGTATGGCTACTGTGGAGCTGATCCCGGACGACTGCATGCGTCTGGGCTATACCCGCCTCGGCGCCGCACGCCTGATTCCTCGCACCGAGCCGCTCATCCTTGTGAAGGTCGGAAGCCCCGCATATGTACCAGCCATCCAGGCCCGCCTCGGCGAAATTCTGGACGATTCGATTGATAGGAGGTATTCATAGTGGACAAGATCCAGTTCGTAAGGGGCATGTACCCCGACGATACCCATCTGAATGGGGTGCAGAATGCGGCGGAGGAGGCAGACAAGCGCCTGGCGCTCGCGGTGGCTGGCCAGGGCATTGTCGCCGGATTTGACCTATCCATAGCCGGAGCGGTGGCCACGGTATCGGCCGGGTCGGGTTTTGACGGTCTCGGGAGGTCGGTGCATACCGACGACCCGGTGACGCTCGATCTATCGACGATCACACGCCCCTCATCCGGAATGTATAAGTGGGTGGCGATCTATGCCGCCTTCATCCGCAAGAGCTATGGCGACGTGTACGACGACAACAACCAGCGCCACGATCTCTACCAGGACGAGTCCATGACGCTCGGTTTCGTGCAGGGAGCGGAGGGCAGCCAGTCGGGAGCAGAGCGCCCTTCCGTCGGGATCAATATCCTAGTGGCCGACCTGCTTATTGATGCCACGACTCCTCTAGCGTCGATCACTCCGAGCCTGACGCGTCGCTCGAAGATCGTCACGATCTTGAGTCTTAAGAGCCGCGAGGCAGTCACCCGCGTGTTCATCGATGTAGCGGCCGCCAAGACGGTCACCTTCGCGTCCCTCGGGCTTCCGGACGGCTCTTACTCCGTCCGCACCCAGCTCGTCGGCTCCGCGCCCTTCGTGCGGAACCTTGGTGTCGGGGCGAGCAACACCGGCATCACGCTGTACCTCTACCACGACGCCTATCCCTACAAGGAGCCCGTCCTCGGCGCACCGGCCATCAAGGTCGGCGCCGCTCGGGTCGGTACGTTTAAAGTCGGCAGCCGGGCATCGGTCCCGGTTGATCTATTCATACGCAAGGAGGATTTATAATGAGAGGTATTCCGATTGTTTTTAACACAAAACAGGACTGGCTGAACGCGCATAATTATGCGCTATTGTCAAGCGATGACAGATACAAAGCAGTACTAAAGGAGCGCCTGCGCGCGCTCAAGGACTCGGGGACTATGCTCGTCCTGAAGGACGGCGCCCCGGAGGATCCCGAAGATCAGACCCCGGCTGATTTCGAGCCTGCCGATGACCCGGCGTCTCCGCTCGTTCGCTCGGAGCTGACCGCCACCGAGATCGACCTTATGATTTCCCAGCTCGGATAATTTCTACAGGAGGAGTTGTAAATGATTGTTAGGATGATTAAAGACAATTTAACGGATGCCAATGCAGATCTTTTTTCGGGTATGATGGATTTTATTGCTCGGCAGGGGGTAATACTCGAGAAAAAGAATCCGTTCAGTTATGTAACAAACGTTGTTACCGTCAAATCTGGATCTGTGCTTACAATTAAAAACGGAGGCGCATGGAAGAGTTTTCGGGTCGAGGCTGACGTAGATCTATCTGAGACAGATCTCGATGCTGGCACTTTTGAGGTCGGCAAAGACTACTACGTCTATCTCGTCGACGACGGGGCGGACGGCCAGTTCATCATCAGCCTCAACGCCACCTTCCCGGCGGGGCATAGCGCCGACGACAGCCGCAAGATCGGCGGCTTCCACTTCGGCCATGTCCGCAAGGTCTCCTCGGACGGCCTGTGGGTTCCCGTCGACTCCGAGGGCACCAAGTTCGGCACCGGATCGATCGGCTGGAAGGATAACGTGACCACCGGGATCGTTCCAAACTCCGTGTGGGATCTCATGAACCGGCCCAAGTGCAGCCCGGAAGGTATGGTCAAGGTCGGCCACATCTGGGTGGACATCTACATGGCCAGCGCGGCCGAGTCCATCACTCTGGAGAGCGGAACGAACGGCCTCCACGTAGCATCTGGGCGTCTGCAATCAAAGTATGGCCAGGTGCCGGTTTCCGGCGCGGAAGGTCTTAACTGGTTTAGTTTCAACGAGCTGGCCACCCGCTCGAATAAGCGGCTTCTGTCCTACGGCGAGTGGGTCAAGGCGGCCTACGGCAACCCGCAAGGCCTCGATGCCGCCGACACCTACGGATGGACCAAGACGACCAACTCCGCGCGCACGCGCACCGGGTGCCGAGTCAACGCGACCACCGGAGCGC